CGAGATTCCTATAGTGAATTAACAAAATGGAATGCTAATGTTCTTATAGCTAATAATGGCACTTTAGAAGAATTTTATAAATTATGTATTCTTCATTATGAGTCTATGGTAAGGAAGCAAGGAGAATGAAAATGGAACCCTATGTGATACCTTTTATAATATTAATAATATTATCATCTATTGTAGTTTGTGCTTTTATTTTAGAGTTGATACAAATTTTTAAAAGGAAACTAAAATAATGGGATACATGCATATAGATAATCTATATAAGAGCAAGGATATTCTGTTATTCAAGGAATGTTATGCTCTTGAAAAGATACATGGTACATCTGCTCATATTCATTGGAATACTCGAAACAATGATAATTATTTAGGGTTCTTTTTCGGTGGCGAAAAGAAAGAGGATTTTATTAAACTTTTTGATCAGCAAATATTAATTCAAAAATTTATTGCACTTGGATATGATAAGGCTGTCATATATGGTGAAGCATATGGCGGTAAATGCCAGGGAATGTCAAGAACATATGGCAAGGAAAAGAAATTTATTGTATTTGATATCAAAATTGGGGATACATGGTGGCTAACTGTTCCAACGATGGAAAGGGTGGCAACAAAACTTGGATTAGAAGTTGTAGCATATGAAAAAACTTCAACTGATCTTGATAAATTGGATAGTATTAGAACATCTCCATCCGTTCAATCCCTTCGTAATATTGGGGAGATGCATAAGAAACGTGAAGGGATTGTTCTGCGTCCATTGATTGAATTTTTATACCCCAATGGTAAACGATTAATGGCAAAGTACAAGAATGAGGATTTTATTGAGACTAAAACAAAACGTGAGGTAACTCCAGAACAATTAAAAGTATTAGAAGATGCTAAAGAGATTGCAGAGGAATGGGTAACATCCAATCGTTTGACAAATATAATAGGACAAGTAGGTATTGTCATTCAACATGAGGTGGGGATTGATAATACAGGTATGGTTATACATGCAATGATGGATGATGTTGAACGTGAAGCTAAGGGAGAAATTGTATTTTCTAAGGAAGCTCGAAAAGCAATGGGCAAACAGACTGCTAAAATGTTCAAACAGTATTTGCAGGAACAGCTAAGAAAGAGTCAGGAGAAAGTAATATGAAATATTTTATTCTATTTATATTAGCAATGGGTTTAGGTGTATTTTCTTTTTGTTTGGCAGGACATGCCTTTAATACAAGAAATGAAGTATTAGCGATATTTGCAACAGTTTTAGTAATGCTTAGTGGATCATTGATGACTGCTTTTCAGTGGTGTTGGATGTCAATATTAGATAATAAGAAAGGTTAGATTTATATGGCAAAAAAAAGATATGTTTTAACGGATGAGGATAAAAAGATTATTGGTGATATGTTGGATGAGAATGATGGGGCAATTCGTTTTTCCCATAAACAATTGAAGTTAGCTGGATATGATTATGGTTATGGATCAGTTCAAAAGGTGGCAAAGGAACGATTAGAGGAGGAGAATTTACAGGCTAAAGTAGTGGCATTACAGGCTCGTACTCGGACACTTCAAAGCAGATTAACGTATACTCGTAAATTGTATGGAGAATCATTGCGAATTAGTGAGGATTTGATGGGGGCAATTGAGACAATACCAGCTCCTAAATTATCCATTCCTAAACTGTCAAAAACTTCTCAAACCATTACCCCCATTTGTTCCCCGATTGCAGATTGGCATATTGGGGAAGTGATTGATGAAGGTGAGATGGAAGGGTTTAATAAATATAATTACGAAATAGCTAAAAGGCGAGTTGAATTCCTTGCCCAGAAGGTTATGAAGTGGGTTAAAACTGAGAGGAATGGGCATAATATTGATGAGATTCATATACCTATAATGGGTGATATGATTACAGGAAGTATACATGATGAGTTAATCACATTTGCTGAATTTCCCATTACTGAATCTGTTGTTCGATCCTCTAAGCTAATATCATGGTATATATCCCAAATATCAACACTGTTTAAGAAAGTAACTGTACATGCATTAAAGGTTGATAATCATAGTAGATTTACAAAAAAGAAGGGCAGTAAACGTAGGGGAACAAATTCTTGGAATCATATTATAGCAGAATTGATTAAGGAACAATTGAAATATCATGATAATATAGAATTAATATTCCATGAATCCCAGAAAGCAGAAATTGATATTGCAGGTCAAATCATATTAGCGGATCATGGTGATGGAACTACGGCATTTATGGGATTGCCTTGGTATGGATTTGCAAGAGAAGATGGTAGAGAAGCTGTTAAGCGTATGCGGGAAGGAAAACGTTTTGATGATAGGATGAGAGCCCATTGGCATACTGCTGCCGCAGGGCCATTTGGTATTCTCTGCGGATGTCTTTGCGGAAGTACTGAATTAGATGCCCAGGCTGGTAGGCATAGTGATCCTTACCAAGTATCGTTTTTAGTCCATCCTAAATACGGGTGGTTTAACTTTTGTCGATGGAACTTGAAACATGCCTGAGGAGAAAAATAATGCGACAAAGAATTGGAACATGTAGTATTTGTGGTGGGGATGTAATGGGTTGGAGAGGGCCTTGGGGGGGATACTCTCCCCCTCCACCAGATCAATGTTGTAATTGTGGAGCAGTATTAGCAAAATATAGCCCTCATGATATTCTTCCTATGGTTCCTATGGTTCTTTATCCTTATCCATATAAAAGAAAAATAGGGGATGGGGATGATACAGTATGGAGCCATGAAACAGTAAAGGTTGATAGACGAAGAGACAGAATGCCTTGGGAGAATTAATAAAATGATTATGCCCCCGCAAAAGGATAAGCCCGTCTTGTATGCGGGAATACGTGAGTTCAATTCTCACCGGGGGCTATATGGGATGTGGCAATAAGCAGATTGCTATGTTGGTGGTTTGAAATGATAATTCTACTGCCTTATTATCATGCGGAGCTGTCAGACACAGAAGAATAGAATAGCTATCTAATGAATGAAGTGTTTTCTGCAAGTTTTAAGAAGACTGGACAGCGAAGCCAACCATCCCATTAAAAAAGAACCAGCTATATGCTGGTTCTTTTATTTGATTGATTACTTGTTCTTTGATTGTTATTTGACAGTGAAAAAGGATTTTAAAACTTGTTTGATCTTAACAATCATGTCCTCATCAACCTTGCCGCAGTTCAATTCACGCTGTACGATGTGAGCTGTCTTGGCAATGTCATCATGCATATTTAAGACGACTAGGTCGGTTAGAAGATGGTGGCCGTGAAGATTGATTGTAATTGCCGTTTGGAGATTGCCTTTAGCAACTGGATAACGAGTGAGGATTGCGAAGTTGTTCTTGATTCCCGTAAGCTTGATTTCGTTGTTGATGATCTTCATTTTCTAGCTCCTATAAAAGGTTATTATTTATCTCTTACTATATATATAATAGGGTACTTTCACTAAGAAGTCAAGCAAAAAACAAGAAATTTAAATAAAATTTAACAAGCTCTCAAGGTATGCTAGTTACACCATACAGGCAGTTTTAAAATCATACCCTTTTTGTAGCAGGATTGAGAATTAAGATTGACACCAGAAGGAATTATCCAAGGGATACTCTGTTCCCGTGACCTGCACTATCTTGGGAGCTAGTTCTTCAATTGTCAATTAATATTGTATTGTTATGAAATTTTTAAGGTTAGAATATCTGTCAAGACTTCAATAGGAATAGTTTTACCTTCTGAAAGAGCCTGTTTGATGTAGTGTGAATGAGAAACATCTGCATCTTTTCTCATTTTGGTAAGGATGCTTTTTGGTACTTTTCCACCAACGTCTCCAGTACTTAAAACATAAAAATAATCATTATCCTTTTGAACAAAATTTCTTTCTATACCTATTTCTCTAAAGATGGTTTTTGTTATTAAATATTGTTTTCCTTTGAACCAAGAACTTGGTTGGTTTATTATTTCTTCTTTTGTCATTTTCTATGGTTGTTTGGGGGTGGAATTTAAAACCTTTTGTATCCAATTTTGGGCATCTACTTTTTTGAAGAAATATTCAGTTTGAGTTCTTTTACCAGTTCCACCTAAAGGAGAAGTTGTTTCATAATCAACTGCCCAATTACCGTCAGACACTTTTCCTCTTATGTTACGAGGGATTTCGATTGATAGAATTGGTACTTCAATTTCTATCCAATTTCCCCATGAATCCTTTACCTTTTTATAAAATACTCCTCTTACATTATTTTGTACTGTTTGGGTTGATTGTTCTTTTGAATCTGTCATTTTCTTACTCCTATAAAAGTGTTATCTTTAACTTACTATATATATTATAGGGTGTTTCTACAAAATGTCAAGAGAAAAATCAAAAATTTTAAATAAAATTATCACTGACTCTGACCCGTCTGGGCTGATTATGGGCAAGCATGACATAGGATGTCAATCCATCATCAGTAATATATATTAATTTTTAAGATGTTCTCTATAAAGTTTGATTAACAATGCGGCAGTTCTTCTATCAATTGCTCCAGGGGAACCTTTTCTTTTACAGCTTTTCATTTGAACTTCAAATTGGGTAGTCGTTATAGTAGTGATAGCATGGTATTCCTCATTCACTAAATGATATATTTTGTTCCAAGCTGTTTTTTCTCTAAATACCATTTTCCTATTCCTTACCTGTCGCTCTATTAATTGCACATTCTAAAGCATAAGCACATCCTAACATCCATTGATATTCTGTTTCTTTTGCAATAGATTCATTTCTTATTTTAGCTTGCTGGTTAAGGGATTTTAGGTAATGAGCACGTTCTACTTTTAAATATTCTACAAATTCATCAAATTCATTCATTTTCCTATTCCTTATCTAAAGGTTTACACCAAATAAGCCATAGCAATCATTTGATCTATATATGCTATTTCTTCTTGTACATTCATATATTTCACGGTTCTATGTGATTGAGGATTCGGTATATTCCGTAGCTCTTCCCCCAAATCTTCTCGAATACTTATAAGAAGGGTGACAGCTTTCATAAGTTTAAGTTGAGTGTTTTTATTCATTTTTAGTATTCTAATAAATATTGTTGCCTATTACTGTACGGTCAATTCTTTTTGCAAGTTCAGTGGCTTCTGGCAGTGTTTTACATTCAAAATAACTATGTAAAAAGTCAACTTCGACAGTGAATTCTTTTTTGTCTGTTTGTATTAAATTTGTATGGTATCCACGTTTAATTAATTTTCTCATTTTTTCTTTCTCCTATTCAATATACGGTTAAAGGTTAGCAGGAAATAATAGATTTCCCTGACGGGCTGATCGTTGCAAGTAAGACATAATCAAGTATCCGTATGAATTTAAGCTTATGCTTTGCCTCATAGACGATATAGTATTTACAGGCAGTTCCAGCAGAGGCTATATTTACATTGCTCTTGGTTCTAGCTGCCCATTGCTCTGCAATATTCCATGCTTCGCTATAGGTATTGAGTGTGAATGATAGTTTGTTAGTTTTCATTTTTTTATTCCTACTTATCTTCAACGCTGTACAATACAGCGAAATGAGTCTTGTAGATTGTATTACCAAATCCGCAATCTTCTTTGGTAAGGCTGATCCCAGTTACCTGCTCATAATCTTGAACATACATAGGATGTAAAAGTTGGTTTCTGGTGGAGGACTTCCTTACCTTTAATCTCATTGCGATACAGTGTTGATAATATGTATTCCGATTCGTTTTATTCATAAATAATTTGTGCATTTTGAATCTCCTATAAAATTGTTATTGTTATAGTTCGATGCTTTGCTTGATAGTATAATCTGCTACAGAGTCAGTAACAGCATGAGTTCTGCTTCCGTTGTTTTGCCATACATTAATATAATATAGTCCTCCAGCAGTTTGACGAGCGTAATACCAAGTATTACCTTCAAGGACTCCACCAACATGTTCTGGCTTAATCATCCATTGTAGGTTTATGCATTGTTGGTTCCGGCCATTTGTCGGGATGGTTTGACCAATTATTTTTAATGTCTTCAGATTCATTCTCATATGACATTTTCATTTTCCTTTGCTGCCGCTTCTTCCAATCCTGCATAGTCCATTTTATGCAGTTCTACTCGTTTATTTTCATTCATTGATTGATGAAGGATATTATCAAAGAACATTTCATACGTATTCATTTTCTTGCTCCTATAAAAGGTTAATGTTTATCTCTTACTATATATTATAGGGAGTTTCTATCAAAAGTAAAGAAAAAAATCAAAAATTTTAAAGAAAATTTTCAATATATTTGAAAAATCCTTTTATTATATATGTAAGGGATAAATTTATTCATTCCCTTTTGTAATAGGACGAATGGTTTCACCCCAATTTGCCATGTCGTGCCTGAGATTGTAGGGGCAATTTTACAGGTTAGGCATTATATATGGCATTGGATGATAAGAAACGAAAGAAACGTTTAAGAGATATTGAAATTAATGAAGTATCCTGGGTAGATCGTCCTGCAAATCAAATCCCGTTCCTTTTCTGGAAGCAAGCTGATATTGAATCAGTTGATTTGAATAAAACTGATACTAAATTAGATATTTCTTTTTCAACCAAAGGCACTCCTGACAGTACAAAAATAACAGTCAATGGTTCTAAAGTAGATGCTAGTTATTTCAGTTTGTATTATTCTCCCATTTCTGGAACAGATAACATTTCTTTAGGTTGTGAATACACAGTAAAAGCGAAGGGTGAATCTAATGGTGGATTTAGTGCTTCTCGCACCTATTCACTTTATAAAAACGTAGAACAGGGAAAACAATCTATTTCTGAACAAAAGGAATTTATTGAACCTGATGCTAATGATATTGAAACTATTACAGAATTTTTAGGTGAGCCTGTTGAGGATATTGATGCTCCACTGGCAAAAGCCCTATCGACACAAATTACATTGATGAAATCTTACATGGATGCTTGTCCTGAAGATTTTTTAACTGCAATAAAGGATATTGTAAAACTTGCTTCAACTGCTGAAATTGTTGGGGAAGTTGAAACAGTGGAGAAAAAAGAAGTGACTGAAAAGGAAACGAAAGAAGTAAAAGAAACTAAAGAAGAAGTAAAAGAGGTAACACAAACGGTAGAGCAGACAATTGATGTGAATGATTTAACTTCTAAAATTGTAGATGGAGTCATGTCTAAAATCAATGAACTGCAAGCTTTAAAAGAGAAGGAAACCAAAGAGGCGGAGGAAACAAAACCTGCTGCTGTTGACGATGAGGTTAGTCCTGAAGAAGCTGCCCAAATTTTAGCGGATGCCGTGAGTGAGGCAATAGAAGAGTCTAATTAATTTAATTTATTTTGGAGGGAAAAAGATGTTAAAAAGCGAGTTAGAAGCTATTGCAAAGGGGCTAAAAAGTTCTCTTGGTAATAGTATTAAGAAGAAAAATTCAAAGGAGGTTCGTAAGTCTACCAGTACGCCAGATATTGAAGTAATTAAGGAAAATGTATCTCTTAGTAAGTATATGAGAGGAGCAATTTTTAATACATGGACGGGTGCAGATGATGAGTTAGCTCTTTATAAAGCACTTGGTCAAGATGTTGGCAATAGAGGTGGATTTCTCGTTCCTGAGCAATTAGCGAGTGGTATTGTTGAATTGCTAAAAGACAAGGCGAAAGTCAGAAGTATGCCCGGCGTTAAGACGATTACAATGACGGGTGATAAAATGAAGTTTAACACTGTTAGTTCTGGTCCTAGTATTTCTTGGGGTAGCGAAAGTGGTACTATCGCAGAAGATACGGGTCTTGGATTTGCACAGGAAACCCTAGAAACTCATAAGGCCGTTTGTTTGTACAAAATGTCTCGTGAGCTTCTTGATAATGCTAATCCAAGTGTCGATGCGATTCTTCGTATGGAACTTGCAGATGCGTTGGGGTTGGAAGAAGATAAGGTAGCACTTCAGGGTGTTGGCGGAACTCAGCCAGTTGGGATTTATTATAATCCTCGCGTTGTTTCTACTGATCTTTCTGGTGTTCTTGGCATTGATGATTTGAAAGATGCTCTTTATAATTTGCGTCTTCAGAATACTGAAGTCAATGGCTGGATTGCCCATCCTCGAACAGTTAATACCTTAGCCCAATTGAAGGATTCTCATGGCCGTTATATGTTTGGTCAGGGACCGGGCGAATCTGGTATTTCTAATCTTTGGGGAGCTCCGCTTGCCAATACTACTCAGATAGCCATTACTGGTTATCCTTCGTCAACCGAATCATATATGATTGGTGGAGATTGGAGTCAGTTAATTATCGGTGAGAAACCGGGTATCCGTATTGAAACCTCAACTGAAGCTGATACTGCTTTTGCAGCCGATCAGGTTTGGTTGAAACTTGTCAAGCATGTTGGCACATTGCTTAGACATCCACAAAGTTTTGCTGTCATTAAGGGAATCCAAGCTTAAGTTTGGGAGGTGAGAAAATATGAAAGGTATAATTGCTGAAAGTCGTTTCGCATGTTTAGCTATCAACGCTGCAACTGGAGCCACTGGTTCTGATCTCATTCTCAATGAAGTGGATTGTGGTGGGGCAGAAAATGGTACTCTTGTTATAGTACTTCAGAATACTGCATCGAGTGATGTTGCAAATCTTGAAGTATGGACTTCAATGGCAAGTGATTTTTCCAATTCTAGTGGAACTCAACTTAGTACAGTAACATCTGATGGAACTCGAATTGTACTCATTGCTTCTGATGCTAATGATGGTAATGCGTATATGCAAGGTGTTTTAAATGCTGCTATGTCTGATCTTACTATTACAACTGGTACAGTTTCTAATATGTATGAGGATGGTATGTATGTTTTTGATTGTCCTAATGTTGCTCGTTATTTGAATGTACAGTATGATAGTGATGGTACAGGTAGTACTATTTCTGCTGTGTTTATTGGTCGTAATCTTGCTGAAGTTCCTTGGACTTCAGAAAGATCAGCTTATTAATAGTTATTTTGGAGGGAATCATAGGGACTGTTTGGGTCTCCTTTCCAGTCCCTATGATATTTTTGATAATCAAATATTGTTGATATAAGGTTTAAGATTTTGGAAAACCCATCTGCTTAAACGGCTTTTACAACAATATTGTTAGATTGGGTTTTTGAAGGATTTATATTATGGCTACAACTGCTATTGGAACTGACCGGCAACAGGGTTCCGCGATGGAAAAATATCCCGATGCTGTTTTTATGCGGGATGGTAAAAATTTATACTTTGGAAATGATGGAGATGCTTCTATTAATTTTGATGGTTCTACCGTAGTTCTTGGTGGAACATGGGTTATTGGTGGGGAAGCTTTTACTTTATCTGATACCACTACTCTTGCATTTGGTAATGCTGCTGATGCAACTATTGCTTGGGATGGATCAAACGTAGTCCTCGGTGGAGTATGGGATTTGGCTGGAGGGGATATTGAACTTTCTGATACTCAACAGCTTCAGTTTGGTGATACTAGCGATGCTACTATTACTTGGGATTCTGCTCGTTTAGCATTAGGTGGAGTATGGGATTTAGCAGGGGATGACATAGAACTTTCTGATACTCAGCAGTTTCAATTTGGTAATGATAGTGATGCAACAATTGCTTGGGATGGAACTACTATGGTTCTTGGGGGTACTTGGATTTTAGGCGGGTCTGATCTCGTTATATCTGATACTACCAATTTATCCTTCGGTGATACTGCTAATGTAACTCTTACTTGGAATGGTTCTGCTTTAATTATAACAGGATTACCCACATCTAATCCTAGCGTTACTGGCGGATTATATCTTGCAAATAATTCTGATGTTACTATGTCAACAAGTTAATAATTTATCACTTAACTATGTTCTACCGAACATAGTTAGGTTTAATGGTAGCTTACTCAATTGAGTATAGTACCAAAATGAGGATGTAGAAATGGCTTATATTTTTGAACCGGAAGAAGCAACTGTATTAATTAGAATTTTACCTAATCATTATGTACGAATTAATGAGGAGTTAATAGCCCCTCAAAAATCAGTAGAGTTAAATGATCAGGGAAATAAAGTTATAGTTTGGGATAAGAAATCCGCAGAGGTTTGGGTGAGTCAGAAAGTAGCTCGTGAACTTACTACTTCAGGTGAAAATTTTAAGGGTAATGAAGGGGAATCTCGTCAAGTTCAGCCGATTGCTGAATTTGTTGAAACAAGGGATAAACCCAAAACAGTTACTATTAAAACTACTAAAACAACTGAAACAAAAGATACTACTGTGGGCATGAAGCCTACAGTATAAAAATTAAATAAAGCGTAGAAACCGTAATAGACATAGTGCCTTTGAGGATTTCTACGAGTTGGGTAAGGCACGAAAGAAATGACCGAGAATAATAACTCAAATAACTCTTTCGTGTCAAATAGAAATCCTATGGAGGGATGAAAAATGGCGTGGAAGGGCAGTATAGAAAATGTAGCAATTGCTAATGATTCCACTGGTACTTTGGAAACAATAGATATTACTGAAGGGGCAAGATATCTTTGGGCAGAAATTGCTAATGATAATCATAAGGAATTTGATGTTTTTCAAGTCCAAATACGTCCACATGCAGATGCTAGTTATTTTACAATAGCTAGTGTAGCTGATGATTTTACAAATCATATTAAAGAACCCGTTCTAGGATGTTCTGCTGATTTGACTTCTCTTGCAAAAAATACATCAGCTTTATTGTGGATGAATGTTAAAGGAATTAATTCAGTTAGATTTCGAGCAAGTTCAGCATCAGCTAGTGATACTACTGCTGACGTGTATTGGAGCGTGAGATAAATGGCATGGTATGTAGGAATAGCGGAATCAAATGTTACAAGTGCTGTAGTAGATGCTGCTGCTGGGACACAAACTGAAATAGTTGCTACCCCTGGAGCAGGTAAACAAATTTGGGTATATGGTTACGATATTGGTTTTGATGCTGCGGGAACAATGAAATGGCAATCAGCAAACACTGATTTATCAGAACCTATCCCACGAGCACAAAATGGGGGAAGTGCTCCATATTCTTCAAATATTGATTTACCTATATTTAAATGTGCAACTAATGAGGCTTTGAATATTACAACTGTTACCGCTGCGGTAACTGGGATAGTCACATATAGGGTGGTTGGAGTATAATGACAGTAACAAAAACAATTATTAAACAAGATATAAATGCTCCTAATATTTCAAGAGTTACTAAAAATGGTGTGGAACATGTTGTAGGGCATCGGCAATATGCTGACCTTTTAGTTCCTGTTGATTCTAATGTAACAGTTGAAGTAAAAATTAATGGAATCACACAAACTATATTAGGGCCGTGGGTAGCATCATCATTGAATAAAAAAACTTCTTTAGTGAATGTTAGATTACGAGTTAGAGATGATTGTGAATTAATAAAATTTTCAGAAGTATCAATTTTAGGTGAATAAAAATGGCATCAATAACTTTTAGTGATACTGGCACAGCATATAATACTGATGCTAACTGGGTTGGTGGGACTAAGCCTGGTTTGCTTGATACGGCTATATTTGATGCTAATAGTGGTGATTGTACGTTGTCTGGTACTGCTGCTACTCCTGCAGCTTTGACCATGACGGATTATACTGGTACGTTTACTATAGGGAAAGAAATTGATGTTGGGGGAGCAGCTATTTTTGGTGGAACAATAGTAGGAGAACCTCTAATTATTTTTGATATAAACGTTGAAGGTGATATAACAGCGGTTACTGGTACTAATTTTAGTAATTACTTTGGACAAATTATTTTTGATGGTGGCGATGCGAAAACATTAACAGCTAATGCTGATTTGCCAGAGCTTGAGATAAACGCTGTTGGTGGTTTGACCGCAGCATCCACGGTTACTTGTAAATCATTTACTCTTACTGCGGGGGCTTACAATGATGGAGCAAGTGATCATAATATAGGTGGGACGATTTGGATAAACGACACGTTCACCAACGCTGCTACATGGACAATGACGAGTTCGGGAAATTTGATCAATAACGAAACAGCTTTTACTGATTTGGTTATTTCTGATAACGTCGATGCTGTTTTAATAGGTCAGACCAAATTTCTTGCTCTTACTACAGCGGCTACCGCTTCAATAACCACTTCGACAGACAAACCATTATACACAAATGGGGACAACCACGTAGACGGTTGGTGGAGCGGGGTTGATCCTGAAACAGATATAGAAGTGCAACTGATTGTTTGGAAATCTGATACTGCTAAAAGCCCAGGTGCAGCTATCAACCTTAACGATAGCGAGCTTTTAATTTACACATCCCAAGCAGCCGATGTTTTAACGATGGACGCAGATATCAATATTGGATCAGGAGCTTTGAACATACGGGGATTAACTAATGGAGATGGTCAAACTCTTGATATGGCTGGTTATAATCTTGTTTGTTCGGATGTAACTTTAGGAACTGTAACAGATACTACTGGATTTGGAAGATTAATATTAGAAGCAGGGTATCATAAAGTGGGTAATATTACAGGTGGACATGTTTCTAATAGTGATTTAAATGGAATTGATTTTGGTACAGGAAGTTTAACAGTAACAGGAAAAATAGATGGTACTTTATTACATTCGGACTTTACTTCAGATACATCTTCAATTGTTTATGGTGGTATTATTAGTGATTTGAATTGTGCTTTAAGTGGACTTAATGTTATTGGAGCAACAGATGGTGGGGGAAATACAAATATAACATTTGATGATTATGATGCTAATCCCGCAATAGGTACTTTAAGTACTACTGGGGCAGGAGCATAGAGATAAACTTTAATGGTAAAAAAAAGCAAAATTAAAAGATTAGAAAAAAAGTTGAAGGTATCCCATGTAGTTCCAGCAACTCCGGGAGCTTGCGGAATGTACGAAACAGCCAGAGAACTTGTTTTAGCTGAACGAAGGTTAGGAATTAATGCTCATATAGTTGATCCTAGACCTACGGAAGAACAAGCAAAAGGTAAAAGTCAAAAACAAATAAAAAAAATTAAATGTCCTAAATGTAAAAGTGATTTTGATATGATTCTAAGTGAAAGACCTATGCCACATGGACCTAAAGGGTGGACTGAGGATAGGGGAGTTAGCATTGCCCCACATTCGTTTTTATACGAATCGGATGTTATTGTATCTCATAGTGGATTAGGTGATAATTTTAATGATTGTAATGTTCCTAGAATTCATGTTGCTCATGGGAGACCTAATAGCAGTTATAGAATTGAACAATCAGGACAAACTCCCATTTATTCAATTTATAAAAAAATGAATGATGATCCAAAATGGAAGGTGATGGTTACGCTTTGGCCTTCATTTAAGAAATACTGGGAATTGATTTTTAAGGATGTAAGAGCATTTAATTCATTTGTTGATTTGGATCATTGGCAAAGAACTGATGAATTATATGATTTTGGTGGGAAAAAAGGTGATGTTAATGTTGTTATCACTGATATATGGAGGATGGACAAAGATCCATTCCATGTTGTAAATGCGTTTGCTTTGTTTGCTGAAAAAGTACCAAATGCTAAACTTCATGTATACGGATTAAGCCCAAATAGTAGGGGCAGGGATGTATTGTTTTATAGTTTGAATGAAAAAGGTTTTATGGGGGAAATGAAACCCCATGTAGATGATTTAAAACCTATATATAGTGCTGCTGATATGCTGATAACTCCGCATAACATGGCAACAAGAACAGTACGAGAATCGTTAGCTTGTGGAACTCAATTAATAGCAGGATCAGGAAATCCGTTTACTTCTTATACTGCTGATCCAGAAGATTTAGAAGCTTACTCAAATGTAATGGAACGGGCTTCAATAGATTGGAAAAACGATAAAGAAGCTTGTATTATAAGAAACCGTAAAATTGCAGAAAAGGAATTTAATGCAATGGATACGGCTCAACAATTTGTTAATTTATTTAATGAGATAAGAGGGGTAGCATGACTGAAAATGGTGAAGGGCGGGAACTAAAAATTCAAATTCCTTTAGAGGATTGGGTAAAACAGATTGTAGAGGAATCGGCGGATAGAGTTGCTCGTAAAGTATCCGAAGAATTCCAAAAATCTTGCCCAGCTTATTTAACAGTGGATCAGGTGAAAGAGGATCATGAAAAACTTGATAATTTAAGATTGCGATTTTGGTTATTAACAGGAATCCTTGCAGGTGGTGGAGGTTTTCTTGGGGGTTTGGCTAGTAGATTGGTAGGATAAAACAGATGAGCACATATGATCTTATTGACATAAACGAAGTAAAAAGTTATTTGAGTATAACGGATGCTGATATCAGTGAAAATGCTATATCATTATATTGTTATGATTCTGATGCAACAGCAGCTACAGCAGAAGTTATTTTTTCAGATGTTTATGCCCAATCATTATCATTAGTAATTACTGGTGGGAATCAAGCTGGCACTATCACATACGATCTTGATAGTACTGGTAGCGATACATCATTAGGTTTAGCTAGGACAATTCAAGATACTACAGGATGGTCAGCTAGATTAGTGGGTTCAGGGGATTATCCTTCAAGCGATTTGGAGTTAAGGGCAGCAACAGCATGTAATACATCAGCAAATGAAATTACATTGACTGTTGAAGATAATAGTCTTATTCAAATGCTTATTAATCATGCTTCAATATTAATTGAAAAAGAATTAGGATTTAATGTATTATCCCGCTCTTATACAGAAACTCACAATGGGGATGGGGAACATAATATTTGGCTGGAAAACTTCCCAGTAACGGGTATTGCTGCTGCATATATTGACAGGGATGATGTAATGACTGTTAAATATTCAGCAGGAGATGCATCATACGCTACATGCGAAATTACTGATTCTGCTTTGAATTTACGATCAACAATATCTGGGACAGAAAGTACAGATACTATTACATTATCAGATTATGCAACCGTGACTCTTTTAGCAGTGGCAATAAATGATATTACTGGTTGGTCTGCTACTGTTATTACTAATTATGGTACTTATTATTCTGCTGATATTATAAAGGTTCCTGCCCATGATGCAAATGATAGAAGCGTCACTTTGGAAGTTCCGGATCAACCTGAATATGATCTTGAATTAACCGATCCGGATAAAGGGCGTTTATATAATCCTTATGGGTGGTCAAAAGGTAATGCCAATATAGTTATTAAATATACTGCTGGATATTCAACGGTGCCAAAGCCAATTGAATCAGCATGTTTAGAATTAGTTAAAATGATGTTCGATGCTAGTAAAAAAGATAGCACATTAAAATCTGAAAAAATAGGGGATTATTCATATACAGTGGCAGATAGATTAGATACTGTTTTTTCAGCATCAGGGGATGCTAAAACGTCTAATATGATAATGCTAAAATTACGACCTTACATAAGAGATTTTATATTTGGTGTATAATGAGTTTTAGATCATTAATGAACAACAAAGTTACGGTGAAAAAAAGTATTCAAACAAAGGATGCTTATGCAGGTGTGACTGAAACATGGTCCATTCGATACAGTAATATCCCATGTAGGATTCAACCTATGAGCGGAAAGGAACAGGCTATGTATGGTAGTGAACGAGTTGTAGCTACTCATAAAATGTTCTGTGATGCTAAGTATAAAAATATTAGTGCTCATGACGAAATTTGGGAAAATAGTACAAGATATGATATTGAGCTTATCCGGGAAATCGACAAAATGAAACATCATCTTGAAATTGAATTACGACAAATAGTAGGTGATGTTTAATGTTATTATGGCATGGAAAGAAAATAACTTTTAAAATCAAAAAAGCTTCTAGAGAACGTATTAAAGAAGGATGTCAACTTGTTGAAGCTGAAACTAAAGCTTTATTGAATCTTAAAGGTGGTCGAACTGAATCAGGAGGCATATCAGATGGAAAGGAACCAGGATTGATTAATTCATATAGATCAAAACCCGGTGAACCCCCTCGTCATCAAACAGGTGATTTAATGGGATCGGTAACATATGAACTTGCTCCTGTTTTACCCATTGGTAGGGTAGGAACTAATCTTGAATATGCAAGGGCTTTAGAATTAGGATATGAACCAAGAAATTTAAAACCAAGACCGTATTTAAGACCTGCTCTTTATAATAGTGCTGGGGCGTTAAGAGCTATTTTTGGTAGGCGAGTAATATGAAAGAAGTTATAAAAGCTATTTTTGATAAGGTAAAATTACAAGTAAATTCAGACTTGTATCAGGGTGTTTCCAGTGATTTTTATTATGGGCAAGTTCCTGATCCTAAAAATACTACTATGCCTTATATAGTTTTTTATAAGATTCCTGCTGAATTAATTAGGTGTTTTGGAAAAGCACAGGATATGGAACAAATAGTAATACAGTTTTCAATATATGATGATAGAAAAAGCATTGAAAATATTGAGGATTTGTTTAGTGATTTAGATTTGATTTTTGATAGAGCAAATTTGATTTATGATAGTAAAAATGATGTTGGATGTTACAGAATGAATGTAACAGGTCCAACAAGGTTAGAAGACTGCTGGCAAATGACAGCAGATTATATGGTTAGATATACTTAAGAAAACCCGAAGGAGGGAAGTAAATTGGCACAAATTAATGGTTACGATGGATTAGTACATTGGTCTGATACTGCTATTTCAGATCATAACATTCATGCATGGACTGTGGATGTTACAGCGGATGTTGCAGATGTTACAGATTTTGCATCCACTGGATGGAGAAGTATCAAAGCAGGTTTGAAGAATTGGACAGGTTCTATGGAACTTTATACAGATTCTGATAACATGGTAGTCCCGTCTGATGTTGGATCAACTCAGTTACTAAAACTGTATCTGGATGGAACGAATTATCTACAAGGTCATGCAATTTGCAGCGGGTACCACCCTGCTGTTAGCGTTGATAGTGTAGAAACTCAGACATTAGATTTTCAAGGAACAAGCGATTTAATTTACTTATAATTAAAACCCAAAGGAGGGTAGATATATATGGCGTCAAAACAAATTAATGGATATGACGGTCACGTTGACTGGGCAACTCTAATTGATTCTGATGTTGCGTATAATACGCATTCATGGACTTTAGATTTGGTTGCAGATCAAGCAGATGTTACTGATTTTTCTGCTGACGGTTTTCGTGAGTTTAAAAGTGGTCTTAAAGGATGGTCTGGTTCAGTAGAATTATATACTGATGATACTCAAAAACTGCAAGTTTCAATAGTAAGTTCTAGTGCAACTATACGTTTGCATTTTGATAATAAAACAACATTCACTGGAACTGCGGTTTGTACAGGTTGGCATCCTGCTGTTAGTGTTGATGGAATTACAACTCAGACTGTAGATTTTCAGGGCGATGGAGCCTTGACCGTGGCGTAATGATTTTTAATAACCCACTCGTATATGCTTGGCATATAGAGTTTATGGGTATGGAGAATAAAATGAGTAATGATTCATTGGACAAAGCTGCTGGTAAGGGAGTAACTGTTAATATTAAGGGAACTAATTATAAAGTATCCCCTATCACTCTTGGTGATTTAGCAGACTTTGAAGCGTATGTAAGAAGCAATAGAATTAAATTGTTTTTAGGGGAAGCTGATGTTTTATCTGCGGAGGATCGTAGATCAGTTTTGAAAGATTTATGTTCCCAAGCAATTGATGAGGATACTGTTGCTTCTGAAATGAGTACCTTGAACGGGGTACGTTATTTGTTGTGCAAAGCATTGGAGAAAAAGCATCCTGATATTACATTGGAAACCATTAGCACTTTAGTTGATATGGATAATTTGGAAACTATTTCTACAATCGTACAAACAATCGGGGGTGCAGAAGTATCTGAAAACCCTCCTGTGACAACGGAGAATATTTAAGATGGGATTTTGTTTTTTCTCTGTTGATTAAATATTATGGATATGTTGAGAAAGATATTTTGAAACTCACCATGAAACAATTTAATGATCGTATGACAGATATAGATACAATTTCAAAAATGGAACAGGGTGAAGGTAAAGGTAGAGTCAAAAGAAATAAACGTATTATTAATGAGCGAAGGATGCGAAAAATTAAGTGAAGTTAGCTGAATTATATGTTGAATTAAGAGCAAAAGGATTAGCCAGAGTTTCCGGAGCTTTAAATGTAGTGCAGGCAAAACTTAAAGCAGTTCAAGCATCTATGGTAAAAGTTGCTGCTGTTGCTAGAAAAGCTTTTATGATTTCTGCTGCTATTATTGGAGGGGCTGTTTTAGCAGCATCCAAATTTGAAGATCAATTAGCTATGGTTTCGACTATGCTTGATACAAGTACTATGGGGTACATGAAAAAGTACGAATCCGGGCTTAAAAGTTTGTCTAAAGAATTTGGAGAAAGTACCTCTACTCTAGCTAAAGGCTTATACGATATTTTATCAGCATCCGTAGCTCCTGCAAAAGCGATGGAAGTTTTAAGGGTATCGGCAATAGCAGCTAAAGGTGGATTTACCACTACTGCTGATTCTGCTGATGTTATTACTACTGTTCTTAATTCATACACTATGTCTGCTGATAAAGCAACAATGGTTTCAGATAAGCTATTTGCAACAGTTAAACGTGGAAAAATTACTTACGCTGAATTAGCAAGTTCTTTAGGTAAAGCATCAGCAACCGCTGCTATCGCTGGATTATCATTAGATGAATTGTTAGCTACTGTTTCTACAATAACTCGTGCAGGAATTAATTCGAGACAAGCAATGACTGGAGTTGTAGGAGCTTTACGTTCATTTTTACGTCCTACAGATGATGCAAAAGCATTAGCTAAAAAATTGGGTTTTGAAATGAATGTTGCTACTCTTAAATCTATTGGTTTAAGTGGAGTGATGCAAAAAATTAATGGTTTATCAGCAGATCAAGTTTCAGTATTGTTCCCAAATATCCGTGGGTTAAAAGGTATAGCTGCTGCAATGCAGGATAGTGCCGGATATGCTAAAGATTTAGCTATGCAAATGAATTCATCTGGTATGGCTCAAGAAGCTTTTGAAAAAGCTACTGCTACATTTTCTTTTCAAATGGCTCAATTCAAACAGGAATTTATAGGAGCAGCTAAAGATTTAGGAAAAATTTTTATTCCTGTTATAAAAAAAGTAGTGGATGTTTTTAGAAAATGGTTAAAAACTTTTAGTTATTTTTCAGATGATACAAAAAAATTCATAGCTAATACTATTTTAATAGTAGCAGCTATTGCTGGAATATTAATAATTATACCTAAACTTATTGGAATGGTCATGTTGTTAAATAAAACTTTTCTTTTAATGTTAGCCAATCCATTAGTTGCTACATTTATATTAGTAGGTGCTGCTATTGCAGGGGTAATTATAGCTGTACGAAAGCTGACTTCTAATATAGCAAGATTATCTAACAGAATGAAAGATTTGTTGGATAAGGGGGATGAACAAAGAAAAACTGATCAACTTCGTATGAAACGATTAAAACAACTTGCCGCAAAAGAAAAATTAAATTCTGTGGAAATGGAAGAATCCTCCCGATTAATAAAAGAGCTTGAAGGACGTTATGGGGATTTAGGTATTTCTTTAGATGCTACAACAGGAAAAATTAATGGTCTTGCCGGAGCATATATAAAGCTCAGTGAAGCTATGCGAAAAGCTGCTTTACTTCAAGTTAATCAAGAAATTGCTGAACGAAAACAAAATATTACTAAACTACAAAAAGAAATAGATTCTGTATGGTTTATGACAGGAAAGATACGGGAATTATCTGATAAACAAGCTGAAGAATTCAAAGCTATGAGAGGTTTGCTTAGTCGTAAAAAAGCTTTAATAGCTAGTGATCCTACTGCCATTACTGGAGCTCCTGAAACGAAAGCTGAAAAACTTAGAACAAAAATGGCAGCAGAAAATCTAGCTCAGAAACAAAAAGAAAGAGCTGAATATGATAAAAATTTTGCTTTGCGGAAAAAGAAGGAAGAACTTTTTGCTATCCAAAAAGCAAAATTCTGGAGAGATTTAAAATATTTGAAGGCTGATATAAAAAGGAATGTAGTAAGACCTGCCAAAGAAATTTTTAGATCAGTAAAAAAAGTATCAATTGATTTTGTAAAGAAACTATTTAAATATGAAAAAACTAAGTATGATACAGGATCATGGGTAGGTCTTGCAGAAGTTTGGAAGAATATTCAATCTGCTGCAATGAAAGATAATGTACCTAAACAACAATTATCAACACAAAAAAAGATAAATAATAATCTTACAAGAATATATAATAAAATAAGTTCAGGAGGAGGGTCTCCAGTAGGCCCGTAAAATTATGGCTGGTATAGACGATCTTACAAAAAAATGGGAAGGGTACAAAGAAACATTTACAAATACTTCTGGTTCCATTACTGCAATATATAC